CATCGCCGCCCTGGCCCTGGCCGGTTGCCAGGCCGGGCCCAACCAGGTCGCTTCCGTGCCGGTGGCCGCGGCCACCCCGACCGTCATTCCGAGTCCGTCCCCATCCCCCCTCCCCAAGCCCATCGCGGCCGACTACCAGGCGCTTCTGCCCCCGCTGGATCAGGCCGGGAAGGACATCCTCGGCATAGCCTTCTCGGGCGCCAACAGCTCCGAATCACCGCGTACGGCGGCTCTCCCGTTCTGGACCGAGTACCGAGGCGTCATGGCGACCTTCGCCGCCGGCCTCACGCCGCTTCAACTCCGCGCCGTCCTCAGTGATCCCGGAGCCGTGGCCGACCTGACCGCGCTCCACGCTGCCGTCAACGCCTGCATCGAATACGCGGACAGAATCATCGCCACGACCGACGCCGACTACCAAGCCGTCTTCGCTGAGACTCGGGCCCCCAAGACCCTCCCAGACGCACTCGCCAAGGTCAACGCGGACCTGGGCCTGCCACCGGCCACCCCCTAGATCGCCTTCTTGGCCGTCACCAGTCGGCCTGGTTGACGGCCAGAAGACTCCATCCCAAACCACCCCTAAACTGCGTAGGAGCGTATAGTTACCCCATGGACAAGAACCCCACCCCCCAACAGCTCCGAGCCGCCGCCAAGCGCATCGCCCTCGGCCAGCATCCCGACCAGTGCGGCGACGTCTACCCGGCCGCCTTCGAGCGGAAGTCCGACAGCTTCACCGAAGTTCGCCTGTCAGGCGGTTCGGTGTTCGTCTCCCGCGAGGCGGCCGAGGCGGAGGCGAGGCGGTGACCGCGCTCCAGACCGATCAGGCCACCACCGCCGTCGAGAAGATGGAAGAGGCGCAGGAGCTGCTCTCCGATGCCCTCGCCCTCCTCCGCGATGCCTCCCGAGAACTCAGGACGGCAGGATTCCCCGCCTGCACTTGGGGCCAGCTCGACGGCTACACCATCCCCTCAATCGAGCGATTCATCAGCCCCGAGTGCCGCGATAGCCAGTCCGGCAACCTGAACGGAATCGCGGATTCCATCGAAGACCACGAGGACTCCGAATGAGGATCCTCGACTCGCGACAGGCGGCGGCGGCGCTGGGCATCTCCCAGCGCCGCGTCGAGCAGCTCGCCGAGCGCATCGGCAACCTCGCGACCGGGAGGTACTACGCGTTCTCGGAGGAGGCGGTGGAGCGGTTCCGCCTCCTCCCCCGGAAGTCCGGCCGGCCAACCAAATCCACCTCCAAGGAGCTCCGTCATGACTGACTTCATCTTCGCGAGCCTCGACCAGCCGGCCCCATGCGGAAACTGCTGCCCCACCCTGCGGGCGTACATCACCGACCACCTGGTCGGGCTCAACGCTCAGCCCGTGGACGACCCGGACCAGCTGGTGCGGGATCTCGACCACACCTTCCGCGCCGAGGGCGGGAGCGGAATCAACTCCGAGGCCATGGTCGCCTACCTCGCGGAGGCCCGGTAACGATGCCTCGACTGGTTCCGGTCGCCATCCTGGCGGCGTCAACCCTGGGCCTCGGCCTGGGGCTCGGCACCGTCCTCTCAGCTCGCCACCAGCCCGTTCCGCTCCGCGTTCAGGCGAGGGCCACCAGCTCTCCCACCGCCGCACCCGTCGAGTCGCCCCCGCCCGCCTCGACGGCGCCCCCGGCATCACCGGCGCCCTCCTCCGCTCCAACGCCCTCCGCCCCCCCCTCGCCACCCAGCCCCCAGCCTACGAAGGCCCCCGCGCCTCCCCCGCCCGCGGCTCCTCCGGCTTCGACCCCGACTCCGGCCTACCTGACCGGGAATGCCGGACTCGACTGGCGATCGCTCCAGGCCCCGATGCTGAGTGCCCGTTACGTGGCCCTTCCGCACCTCCAGGATGAGAAGCGAGGGCTCGCCAACCAGGCCGCCTATCGCGCCTACCGCGACGCCCTGATCCCCTTCGCCCAACGCATGCCGGGCCTGGCCGGGGAGATCCCGGCCAACCTCCGGGGCTACGCCTCCCCCTCCTGGTCGGGGGACGTGATCAAGCTCGGCGGCGGGGCGCAGGCGAGCGCCGAGGCCCTGACCCCGGTCCTAACCGCGAAGACCGACGCCGCCTTCGCCCAGGCCGAGACCGCCTATCTCGCGACCTCGGACCTCGACCACCAGGGCGTCTATATGGACGTCATCCGCGACTTCTCGCCCTGTCCCACCCATCCCCTCGACTGCCGGTGAAGGAGCCTGCCATGAGCTTGACGGACCCGGACGCCTGCCTGACCAAGATCCTGACCCTGAGCGCCCGGCTCCGGGACGGCGCCGGGCGCCTGACACGCATCACGGACAGCGAACGGCTGGGCGAACTCTGCATCGCCCTGGATGACTGGCTGACCAAGGGCGGAGCACGGCCCCGTGCCTGGAGCCCCGAGTCGCGGGAACCCTGGCTGACCCAGCACCCGGCTGCGCACCTGGAAAGGTGCGGACAGATGCATTCGAGCGGGCCGGGCGGGCGCGAAGACCTCTGGTATCGGGTCGACGGCTGCACCTGTGGGGCGGGGGTGGGGGAATGAGACAAGACCGGCTCCACCACCTCCTCCCGTCCGAAGTCCGCCGCGGGGATATCGTGATCCATGCGGACGGCTCGGAGGCCGAGATGATCACGGATCAGCTGGACTTCCGCGTGATCAACCGCCCGGAGATGGGCGCCAGAGGCAACGGACGGCTATGCCTCCCGGACACCACCTACCTCAGCCTCACCCACCTCAATATGGACTGCCCCGGGCCCGGGCACGTGCTCTCCCTCCTCGGGTGGAAATACCTTCAGCTGGTCCGCGAGAATGGCTGGACGCCTCACGCGGAGGCGGCCAGGATCATCGCCCGATGGGAGCACGGGCTGAGCGTCTGCAAGCGCTGCCGGCGCGAGCTGGTCTGGGCCGAGTACCGGCCGGACCTGCGGTGAGCTGCAACATCCGCGTCCGCCACGAGGAGTGCTCAACCTGCATCTTCCGGCCGGGGAACCTGATGCACCTCGCGGAGGGGCGCCTGAAGGAGATGGTGCGTGACTGCACCCGGCGGGGCCAGGAACGTTACATCCCCTGCCATGAGCACCTCGGACGGTACGGGGGCGGAGCCGTCTACGGACCGCGGGCCCGGGGAGCCGTCTGCCGAGGCTATTGGGACAACGTCCGGCCCCTCGCGGCAGCCCTCCAGGTGGCCGACCGCCTGGGGCTCATCGACTGGGTGACGGATGGCCCCTGCAGTGCGCCAGGGCCGCCTGGAGGCCCCTCCGGCGCCGGACCGCCCGTACCCCCTACGCAGCTGCCTGACGGCCACGGCGGCCGCCACAGGGCCCCCTAGACGCAAGGAAGCCCCCGCCCTTATCGAGGGCGGGGGCTTCAACCGAAGAGGAAGGAAGGCCTACGGGGGGAGGCTACACCACTACCTGGGTCGCATCGTGCTCCTCGGGGTACCTCGGCCCCAAGGCATCGAGCGCCTCGGCCACGTTGGCGAGGGCCGAGCGCAGCCGGACCCGCTGCTCACCGTCCAGCTCCGACAGCGCATCAGCGGCGTAGGTCGCCAGCTGGACCACGGCCAGGATGAGGACCCTCATCTGGGGTCCGTCCGCGAGCTTGACCGTCAGCATGAAGGGGGACTCGGCCGTCAGGCGGAACGGAGCCTCGGCCATCAGGCGGTACCGAGGCCCAGGTGGGCGCACAGGGCCGCGAGCTGCCTGGTGATGGGGGTCAGGTCCACTGTGGCTCCGGGTACCCCACCGGCCTTCAAGGCGTCGACCTTGACGGTCAGGGTCGCGAGGGCCACCGTCACGGCGGCCAGTGTGTTCACGACCCCCTGCTCGGTTGTCAGCTCACCGATCTCGGTGCTGGCCCAGTCACGCTGGCCGGGGGCGGTGGCCGCATCGAGCAAGCCCTTGATAGCCGCGAGGTCGGATTGAGTGAGCACGTCGCCTCCTTGGCCTGCGGCCATGGCGATGATGCGATCGGTGTCCAAGGTATCTGGACACGAGGTCGCGTATCCCGTCTGCCGGTGGTCGATGATTCCGGGCACGCCCTCCGCGACGTTCCCCCGCTGGATGGGGATGCCGTAGCGGGTACAGATGTCGAGGACCAGGGCGGCCGAGGCACTGTAGAGGGCGTCCGGCCGAGGGGCATCGTAATGGCCCATATCCTCGTGCTCAACTCCAACCGAGTCGCAATTGACCTCCCAGACCCCTGCATGCCATGCGATGTCCGACTCCTTCACCCACTGCACCACTGACCCGTCCATGCACACCCCGTAGTGGGCACTGGCCTCCTGGCCCGCCTGCTGGAAGCGATCGTTGGCGCTCTGCCAGCTGCCGACCATGGTGTGGAGCACTACCCAGCTCGGCATGACGGCCAGCTGGTGGCCCTGGCGGCCGGGGGTGAAGTTGGGTGAGCCCAACCAAATCGTCATGTACTCACCTAGTTGGCGAACAGGATGCAGGTAACCCCGGCCCCATCGGCCGTGAGGTAGATGTAATCAACGTCAGGCGGGGTGCTCATCCAGATCTGGCCGGGGGAAGTGGGAGTCCACCAGATATTCGTCGGGATATTGGCCAATGAATGAACGATTGCAACCTCCGACGTACCGATGGTTTGAGGACCTAGATTGATAGGGAGAAGGGGCCGAAGGGTAGCCCATTCCACAAGCAAGTTCGCTGCTTGCAGCGTCACGACGCCATAGCAATCCAGTAGGCCATGGAACGCTCCGTTGGCATAGGCATCGAAGTTCCCGTAGGCCTTGAGGAAGTTCGGGGTAACCGTGAGGTGATCCACCACGTCCGAAGGCTGGACCAGACCGGCCCCTGCTAACCGTGCTGCCTGTCCGCCTGACTCCGCGACGTTGCCCATGACCTAGAACCCCACTGCCCTGACGCGGTTATGCGCCCGTATCTGATGGTCAAGACGGATTGCGTTGAGATCTAGCGTGACTGCATAGTCGTAGCCCTGGCGGTGCTCGATGGTGATGCTCACAATCGGGGCGGTCAGGCCAGATAGAAACGGCTCCCCCGGTACGTCGAGCGCGATGGTATCCCCGAGGTCGTAGTCCACGAATGGCTCGTACTGTCCGGGCTGGTTGCCATGCTCGACCTGAAGCGTGATCGGCTGTGCCTCTTTCCCCAGGATGGTGAGTGCTGCCTGTGCTTGAGCATTCAGGAGCGTCGCGCCGTCCGTGGACGTGACATGCAGGAAACCCTCCCTGCGGCCGAGCACCGGATCGATGGCTACCACCGCACCGCCAAAGGTGGTCGGTCCCTGAGCAATCACCACATTTTTGAAAGGGGCGTAGTGGAAGACGTAGCTCGACGCTTTGGCGCCCAGATGGATGCCCTCGCGTAGGACCACCGTCGAACTGCGATTCGTACCTCGGTTGCCAGTCTTCCATGCCTTCATGAGAAGGCCGGGGGTCATTGCGATGTCGAAGTTGCCAACTGCCGTCTGCTTCTGGGCCAACTGCAACAGGTCCATCCCAACCTCGAACACCTGAAGGCTGGTGTCGCCCCAAGCAGCTCCGGTGCTGTCAACGGTATCTGACCAGTCCGTGGTCATGCCGTTGAGACATCCTCGGGCCACGGCCTGAGTGATTTGGTCTATCACGGCCGAGGCCCGAGTGAGGTGGTATGTCGGGGCCGGCGGATAGATGATGGCCTGATCGAGCATCGCCAGGGCGCCGCGACCCCGGACAACGTAGTCCTCCGCACCTTGCCCGTCCGGGCTGGCCGCAGTAGCGCTGACCTCCTCAACCCAGAATGCGAAGCGCTCAACGCTGTTGACGGTGATCTTGACCAGGTTGCCCGGCGCGAGGTTGACCGCCGTCGCCTTCGCGTCGTGACGATTGAGTGTGAATTCTCCTGCTCCGACCTCGTTGATCTGGACCTGAAACCTCACGCCCCTCGCATTCTCAAGGATCGCCAGAGCAGCAGGCACGGTGCCTGCCTGCGGTTGATAGACGGTCACGAGCAACCCGGTGTTGATTGCTGGCATGTCACATCCAGGGCGGTGAGAAGGTCGTGGTCAGGCGTGTCGCGCTGGTCATGGCCGATCCGGTCACCGAGAGGGTATTGCTCCCCGGAGCGATGTACATGAACGGTACCGAGCCCAGATGGGTCACGCTGCCGATGGCGTTAACCCCATCGTTGACTGCCGTCCAGGCCCCGGAATCGAGGATGAGGTGCTTGGTCGCAGCTACCACTACATCGACCTCGACCCAGATGCCAAGGGCGGCATTCGTGATGCGAGGATTGGTGATCGGTCCCAGGAAGTCGAAGATGACGCGGTTGCCCGCTACCGTACCCGGATGCACGAGCGCATAGCTGGTGGGACTTGACGGTATGGCCCGAGCAGTATCTACCACGTCGGGCGTATAGAGCCACGGATCTGCCAGCTGGAAGTCGACCACGCCTCCGTAGAGACTTCCGATCTGGCTCAGGTCCATCGGCTTCCAGCTCACGACCTCGGCCTGACCCGTCCTCACGGTGCTGTCAGGGGCGTAGTAGGTGAGCGCCCCTTGGGATCCCCGTCCGAAGTAGTTGGATAGGGTGTCGATCTGGCTGTGGATGGTGGCCGGATCGCCACCAGCCCCGCCCGTAGGCATGATGCGCACGTCGAGGGCTATCCGGCGAACGTCCGGTAGCTTGGGCAACCAGATCGCCCCAGCAACTCCTGCCAGCGGAGCATCGGAGCCTCTCAGCGGTGGCAGTGCATACGGACCGTCAAGGCTCACAACCCGCATCTGGCCGCTGCTGAGATCGAATCCTCGATACGACCAGCGATCGCCCGCCATCAGGTGGATCCCAGGTACGCAAGCTTGCGCAGCTCGCGCTCGGTCGAGGTCCCGGCCGGTTCCGGCTTGGGATTGTTGATCGTCATGCTCCCGACCAGCGGGCCCCGCTGGCCTCCGGTGGCACCGCTGCCGAGCTGGCTCAGGGGAATCACGACCTCCGGCCCCGCCTCGCCGATCGTCGCGAGCGTGGGCTTGGTCACGATGCCACCAGCTGCCATGAGGGCTCCGTGCCCGGCCGCGTGGCCGGTAGCGGCCGTGGTCGGCACCGGGGACGCATGGACGCTGGTCGCGATGGTGACCGGGGCGTCGAGCGCCTTCAGCTCCTTATTGATGGCGTCGCGGGCATTCTTCACCATGCCCGTCGGATCCAGCTCCGCCACCTTGTCCAGCAGGGTGGCCAGTGCCGTCAGGACAATGCGCTCGACCCCCTTGAGCTCATCACCCACCGTGGTCGAGATGTCATGCCAGATGGCCTTGAGCCCGTCGCCCAGGTCCTTCCAGGCCTGGCTCCAGTGACCGGTCACCAGGTCGAGCGCCACCGTGAAGATGGTCGCGATCACGTCCCATGCGGTGTGGAGGATGTCGAAGATCACGGTGAACACTCCGCGGATGATTGCCCAGATCGTGGGAAGGACTGCGCCGACAACCGTCACGACCGCATTGAATATGCCGGCGAAGAACCCGAGGATGAAAGTCAGTACCTGGGCTACTTCGGCTCCATGCGCCTTCCACCAGACTCCGAGCCCGCGCAGCACCTCCCCGATGAAGGCGCTGATGGCTCCCAGGGCCGCCATGACGTAGGGGCCTGCCCAGGCCCACAGCTGCTGCATCACGGCCTGGACCTGCTTCCAATGGGTGATGAGCAGGGTGATGGCGAGGATGATCCAACCGATCGGACCCAGGACGAAGAGCAGGTAGCCGACGAGGAGTTTGGTCGAGGCCGACCAGCTATTCCAGTGCCGCACCAGGAACATCACCGCCGCCGTCACGATGACAACGGCGGCAACCACCGCCAGGATCGGCCAGGTGGCGGCGATGGTAGCCACAGCCGCATTGATCATCGCGGCCGTGTATAGGACTACCGCCAGCAGCAGGACCGTCCCGACCACGATGGCAACATCGCGGGCGGCATCCTTGTGCCCCTTGAGCCACGACACGAGATTCCGCACCGCCGGAACAGCGTTGTCCTTCAACCAGCCGAAGGCCTGAGTAGCCACCGGCAGGAGGTCGCTGGCGAGCGTGTTGACGACCCCGGTCAACGCAGCATCGAATTCCTTGTGCGCCAGCACGGCCTTGTGGGCCGCCTCCACCTGATCCTTGCCCAGGGCCTCACCGGTGTCCTTCGCGGCCCCCATCATGCCCTGGAGGCCGGCCTTGCCCTGCTCCAGGATCGGAAGCATCTCATCCCCCGACTTGCCGAAGAGCTTGATCGCGAGCTGGGACTTGTCCACGTCCTCCGGGAGCTTGCTGAAGGCGTCGGCCGCGTCGAGCATGATGTCGGTCATGCTCCGCTGGTGCCCGGCGGCATCCTTGGTCTTGACCCCCAGCTGGTCCAGCACCTGCTGCACCGGCTTGGCCGAAGCCGCGAGGTCGAGCTGCTCCTTGGCTGCCAGCTGCGCAGCTGCTCCCCCCTTCGCCATGGCGGCGTTCGCCTCTGTCTGCTTCGCAATCGAGGAGGCCGTCGCGTCCTGCTCTCGCTTGATGGCCTGCTCGATGGCGAGATGGGCTGCCGGGGTCTTGGCGTTCGCCAGCTTGGCCTGCTCGGCCGCGACCCTCTGCGCCCCCTGAGCCTGGATGTCGGCCAGTTTCTGGTGGCCCTTGGCAAGCTGGTCAGCGTTGGCCGTACCCTCCTTCATGGTCTTCTCCAGCGCCTTCATGTCGCTGGCGCTGTTGGCTAGGTCCAAGTTCTCCAGGTTGCCGCCGAGGCGCTTGAATCCGCCCTCTAGGGTGTCCGTGCTGACATTGAGCTTCCCAGCCACGACCAGCCACTGGCTTGCCTGGTCCTCTGCGATGCCGAACTTGTGGGCCATCTCGAAGGCGGCCTGGCCGGTCTCCTCGACGTGCTTCTCGGCCAGCGTCGCTCCTGCCACCACGGCTCCCAGTCCTCCGGCCGTGACCAGTCCGAGGGTTTGGGTCATGTGCTCAGCCGCCTTGGACATTCCGAACATGTGGCCCTTGCCCCTCTCGGCCATCTCCTTGATGGAGTCCTCGACTTTGGCCGAACCCTCCATGACGCCCTTGGCGTCGATCCCGACCGCTATCAGGAGCGAAGCAATGGTCGAAGCACCCATCAGCGCCCGCCCATGGCGGAGAAGCTCATATGAATCTTGTCCTCCAGGTGACCGGTATCAATCGCCTCCTCCTCGTCATGAGCGAAGCGGATCATCATGTCGCGGATCGTGTAGGGCTCTGAGCGCTGCTTGGGGTCACGGTTGCAGTTGGCGATGACCGCCGCGATGTGCGCCGCCTGGATGTCCCCCCTGCGTTCCCCGAAGGGCTCGCGCCCGTAGTACGCGACCCACTCCGCGAATTCCCGTGAAGACATTCGAGCCTGCAGCTCCTCGACCGTGCAACCGCCGATCGCGAGGGCTAGGCCGAACCAGAATCGGCGCTCTCCTCTTCCCCCAGGCTGTCGGTCAGCTCCTCGACATCCTCCTCGGTCAGGCCCGAGATGTGTTGTGCCGCCGTGAACACGCGGTTGAGGGCCGCGGCCGACTTGCCACCCAGGGCGGTGACATCGGTCTCAGTGAACAGGCGGCCGCCTCCGTTGGCGTCCGCCACGCATGAGCGCGCTACGAGCTTGGCGCGGAGGTTGCGCAGATTGACCTCGCGATTCTTGCCCTTTCCCTGAAGCAGCGAGACCTCGAAGGCGTCACGCTCGCTGCCGCTGAGGCCCTTGACCCATACCGATCCGCCCCACTCGGGGACCTCGACCAGCTGGTACTGCGCATCCGGGGCGTCGAGTATCTCCTGGCGCCCCAGAACACGGACCGGAAGCTGCTCATCGGTCATGGCCGGTGGAGGACCGGAGGCCCGCTGATCTTGATCTTGACCGACGCCTTCATCACGCCCGCGACCGGATCCTCCTCCGCGAACTCGATGACGTAACCGGAGAAGGTCCAGTAGGTCGAGGTCGAGTCCGGGTGTACCAGCTTCAGGTTCTTCTTGGTCTTGGCGTTGAGGATCGCGATCAGGCCGGTGGACTCGTTGTGGGTGGCATCGGTGGCCACGAAGTTGACATCGAAGTCCACCTCGCCCGACCTGCGGATGGTGGGGATGACCTCCTCGTAGCCACTGGGGCTCGATTGGTTGGTCACGTCCACGATGTCCGTCTTCATGGCCGGTCCCTTGATGTCGCGGACCTCGGCGATGGTGGTGAAGGCTTCCGGGCTGCCTCCATCGCCCATCTGGAGTAGGAAACCTGGACCGGCAGTTGCGTTAGACATGTGTCGCTTCTCCTAGTGGGCGAGGGTCAGGCCACCGCCGGCAGGCGGACGATGGCGAACTTGACGGTGGCGTCGGTGGCTTCCAGATAGATGTTTCCGTCTGCCTGCTGCCAACCGGAATTGTGGAAGGGGCCGAGGACCGCGAACGCTCCGGCCGCGAGGCTGTAGGTGGTGATGTCCCCCGTACGGTTCTGGCCGTCCACCACGCTCGTGATGGTCACGGTGTGGGCGCCGGAGTCCGTGTTCTCTATCAGGACCAGCTCCCGGCCCGTGCAGGGGAAGGAGTTCTTGTTGGTCACGTCTGCCGCGGTGAAGACGAATGCGGCCGCTCCGGCCGTGATGGGCAGCGCAGGTGTGGACCCGAGCGGGGTGATGATGGGAAGGGCGGTTCGAGCCATCAGGCTTGTGTCTCCTCACGAATGCGGCGGGTGGTGTCAGGTTCGGCCAGGTGCCGGTCGAAGACGTGCTCGGCCATCCTCGCGTTGTCGATGAGCGCGGCGTAGGGGCAGAAGGGGCATCCGAAATTTAGGAACCCAGCCCAGAGCCCGATGGAGTAGTCCCAGTCGAGGAAGTCATCGACGGTGGGCAGGGCCTGGCCGGCGCGTATGGCCTCGACCCTCGCCCTCCCGGCGTCGGTGAGGCCGGTAACCACCCTCTGGCCCGACATCCATTCCTCGTGCCTGCGCCTGCCCTCTTCCACATCACCATCCAGGTCGGGCTGTGCCTGCTGGGCGTCGGGGGCCGGCTGCTCCGGTTCTTGGTCGGTCATGGGACCTCCTATGTACGGATGAAGTGGCCGAGCGCGAGCAGGACCACAGCCCAGGTCGAGGCGCTTCCGATCACCAGGCCCAGCAGGAACCAGACATCCGAGCGGCTCAGATCCACAGGGCGAAGGTCAGGATGCGGACGTGGGTGTTCGCCACCAGGTCCACGTCATCGCTGTCGTCGTCTAGCTGCGCGGAGCGAATCGAAGGCGTGGGATGGGAGCGATCAAGCGCGGCCACGACCGCATCACCCAGCGCCTGCGAATCATCGAACGTCGTGCCCCAGCATTCCAGCTTGAAGCGCGGTTGGGTGATCTTGAGGCCTTCCTGGGTGCGGTCAACGGACGATTCCTCCTGCGCATAGGTAACGGCTGGCAGCGCGACATTGAGCGGAATCCGCAGGGGATAGACCCGATCCCCGGCCAGGGCGGCCACGCTGCTGTTGCGCCTGAGCACGTCGTAGAGCTCGGACTTGACGCTCATCGCCTGGCCTCAGCGCAGGCTCGCGCCAGGGTCTCCTCAATGGCCTTCATGGCCGCCTCACGCGATGCCTCCAGCCCCTCCTCCGCGTAGTTCCGAGCGGACATCCGGCTCGTGCCCTGCTCCACGTAGCGCGCATACCAGAGCGTGGTGCGGACCATGCCCTCGGCTCCGGTGGCCGTGCGCTTGGTCCGCAAACCGATGCTGCGCCGGTAGGCTCCGGCGATCATCTTCTGCTCCTCGGGCCAGTAGCGCGGCTCGCGAGGGACCTTGGACTTCCAGGCATCGCGGATGAGGCGACCACCAGCTCGTAAGGCCTTGACGCTGGTCTCCTTCTGGAGCTTGGTCGTGAGGCCCTGTAGGGCCGACTCCAGCTCGGCCATGCCCTTGACCTCGACGTTGACACCACCGACCGCCATCAGAGGACACCGAAGGGATCGGTTATCTTGCCGTCGAGGACGGTCATGACTCCTGCGCGGTGAGCCACACCCACGACCTCGAAGGTCTCCTGGGTGTCCACCTGGACAACGCGCATGGCCGGGGTGATGGACGGGTAGTGCCCCCGCAGGGCGAAGCGCGCAATCAGGGTCTCGACCTCGCCCTCGGTCTGCACGCCGCGCACCTCGGGGTCGGGGGTGGGTACCTGGCCCCTGGCTGCCTGGACGCTCTCCAGGCCGGCCACAGGCTGCCACGTGCGGTCTGGGGCGCCCGTCGAGGTCCTGGCGTCGACGC